GGTATTGGTCAGCTAATCTAGCAATCTCAACTGTTCTTTGTTTGTCTCTTGTGCCAATATCAATTAAAGCTAAGTTCTGAGATCTAGTTTTGTTTCTATTTGGAACACCTGCAACTAAGAAGCTTAAATCTCTATCAGATGTTGAGCCTGTTAAGCCTCCATCTTCTCCTTTTGGACTTCTTAATTGTAAAGCCAGTTTATTACCTAGTGCAGCTATAACTGCATCATCTTCTAACCCCTCAATTTTCACTCCAAATAGATTTGCTATTTTCTTGGATTCAGCTTTTAGGTCAGCAAAAGCACCTTGTGATGCGTCAGGATTAGACACAGCCTGTCTTAATGTTTCTAATGTTTCTAATCCTCTTTGCGCTGATTGTCCAGATTGTTGAATTGCTTCATATCTTTTAGCCCTAATTTTACCCAATTCTTTTTGCTCCTCCTTTTCACCAGCTCCAACATTTACTACTGTTGAAGGCGGCTTAATGAATGGAGTTAGTCGTTCACCTCCCATAGTGACCGGTAATGCTTCGCCTGTTTGTGGGTCAATCGTTGCTATACCTTGCCCAGTTTGCATAATTTGTCTTTGACCTATTTGCTGTTCAATACCTCTTCCTGCGTTAGATATAAATTTTAACTGCTGCTCTACTTCTGGTGAGTATTGGGCTGGCAATCCTGTAATATCAATACCTTCTGAAGCTGCTTGCTCTAGTAATCTTGGATAAATAGCGGCTCTTTGTGGAGCTGGGGCGTTTAAAGCTGCTTGCGCTAATTGTCCACTTCTTACAGATTGTCTTGTTTGAAAATCTTGTATCTGACTAGCTCTCTGAGGGTTCAATGCTGCTAATTGATTAAATGCCGCTGAATCCCCCTGAACTGCTAAATTAGATAATTCATTTTGTGCTTGCGCTTTTTGCTCGGCTAAAACTTCGTTTCTTAACTTTGCTCTTTGCAAGTCTATGTTTGCCTGATTGGCTAATCTAGCGTCTCGAGCTTGTGACCCTGCAACCAATGAACTTAATAAATCTCTAGTCATTAAAAACCCCCCGCACCTGTTGTTGGAGCTGGGCTGGGCGCTCCAAAACCACCTGTAGATGCAAAACCTCCTATGTTCTTTAAGTCTTGTCCAAATTGACCGAATGCTTGACCAGCCGCCCTAGTACCTGTTCCAAGCGTACTTACTGTACCCATACCAATTTGAGTAAGAGGAGATAAAGTACTCATACTAAAGTTCCCTTGTTGAGTTGCTGCTGACTGCCCCATGTTCGCCAATGAACTTAATTGTCCTAAATAATTTTGATAATCCTGAGATGCCAAACCTTGGCCAAATCTTTGCGTTGCTTTTATCTGTCTACCAGAAAATATATTACCTGTTGCAGAGCCTAATCTTTCTAATGCTTTTTGACCTTCTTCTAGTTGAAATTGAAAAGCTGGTGATTCTTGAAATAAAGCTTGCCTTTCTTGAGGTGAAATATCTTCAAACTCCCCTTCTTCTGTTCTTCTTTTGCCTAAAATTAAGCCTGTAAGAGGTGATAAGGCTTCTGTCCCTACTTGTGCAAAAGGATCTAATCTTGCTTGATCTTCCGCAACCCTAGATTGTATCTGTCCGCTTAAAGCGGATAATCCTTTTCTTTGTTTACTTGCTGCTTTACTTGCAAAATTACCACCTATAAGATTACCTGCTAATCCTGCTCCAGCTCCACCAAATGCTGCTCCTACTCCGCCACCCATTATATTTTGATAAAATTATTAATATTGCGATCTGCTTTTTCTAGATCGTAACCTAATGAATTTAGCTTTTTTATTAAATTGGGATTGCGAGCTGGTACAAAAAAAGCCTCAAATCCCATTTGTTTTGCTAAGTTCTCAAGGCTCTCTATCAGAAGTTCTATTGCTCCTGTTCTTAATTCTCTATGTTCTTTGTTGGGGTTGCTAATTATCCAACCAATAATAGACATTATACTATCAGTCTTATATAAAAATCCACAACAAATAAATATTCCTTTATTAGAAATCATTAACCCTGTTTCTGGTAATGCTTTGGGTGGAATTGGGGTTTGTTTCCATTTTTTCCACCAATTACTAATAATAGGATAAAATAACTCTCTATCTTTTTCTTTGTGTAAATTAAAATAATGCTTCTTCATTATTTCTTTTTACGCTTACTTTTTCCAGCAACAGAATATGCAATAGCTACAGCCTGTTTCTTTGGCTTGCCAGCCTTAATCTCTTTCTTAATGTTACTAGATATTGTCTTTTTACTTTTTCCTTTTTTTAAGGGCATAAATCCTCCACAGTTACACGATCAACAAAAACATCTTTTGGCTCTGGTCTTGGATCTGAGACAGTAAGATTATCAATCGCAGCAGGTAATTTATCCTGCGGCTGTCTTCTTTCCCAAAATTTATCCAAAACCAACAAACCATCCCATTGCTTTCTGCAATCCTTTCTTTTTCTTTTAAATCCAGAACGATCACAAATTACGTTATAGCCCATTACATATCTCTTTGAGTTATAGTTATAAAAGTAACCGAAGTAATAGGAGTGTTATTTACTAACACTCTTAAAGCCGTTGGAACGCCTTCATAAGCCTCATTTAAAGAAGTTGTAAGACCTACTAATTTAGTAGAAGGCGCATTTTGCCAGTTTACATCTCCAGCAGGAGTATTTTGTATATCGTCAAAAGTCTGCTGAACTGTTAAATTAGGGGATCCACTCTTAATATCAATATTAATAGTTAATATTCCCCCTCTCCAATTAATAGGGATTACTTGACTTTGCGCTTGATTAGTATCAAGCTCTATCTTAATAGGTCTCATATTACCTTTCTTTTGCAGTTAATAAGTAATCTATACTCATAGAATTTGCAACGGTAGTACCATTTTGAACACCAAATGAAACGGTCAACACCTCATCATCTGGTAAATTCTCAATAGTCACTTGACCCAATCTTGTAGGGTTCTTGCTGTTTGCTCCTGCGAAATACTCAATCTTTTCTTTACCATCAAAAGCAAAGCCCACTGTGATATAAGTATCATTTTCTAAAGTTGTGATTGCTGTTGCTTCAGTTGCGGTGTCATCTTTCTCTACCACAAAATCAAGATTAGCATCACCATCATCTTTTCTAAAGAAAACACCATCAGTCACGTCAAGAGGTGTTGCGTCAGTAATTTGTAAACCAATTACAGCGTCACTTTCAGTAGCATCTAATAGCTTAAATCTAGCTTTAAAAAAGGTTTTCTTTCCTAGTTCCATTAAAAATGAAGCACTTGCTTTTTGCAAGAAAACTGAATCATCATCAGCAGCTGAATTTGTTAAAGCCAATACACCGCCGTCTTCATTAGCTAAGGCTTCAGTAGAAGTTCCAACTGTTGTAACAGTCCAATCAGCAGCATTATAAGTATCAAAATCATCAAATAACTCATGGTTAATAGATGGATCAAGGTTTTTATATTGCCCTAATACGTTTTGTTTTGTGACGTTAGTTACGCCATTTATGAATCTTGTTGTAGTCATTTTATTTTATTTTAGCGTTCATAGAGAACGAGGGGCGCTAACCCCTCGCTAAAATTTATGCACCAGTCGTGCCGAAGATAGCTCTCCAATCGGTATTACCAAAAGAACATCTTGAGTAGATTTTGTATTTATGAACTTCTGCGTCAAAATCTTCATCTTGTGAAAATTCTGGAGTAGTTCTATCAAAATACTTCATTCCATCCGCCACATCTGTTCTAATAAAGAAAGCTGTTGGACTAGTCAAATATTGGTTTGTTACAAATCCTTCTGGTAACATTCCCATATTTTTCATAGCATTCAAGTCATTATTAGCTGTTGCAGGTCTTAATTCTGTTTTTAGAATTCTTTCTGCTTCAAACTGTAATGCATTTGGTACAATTAACTTTCTACCTTGTACTGCCATGAAATTACCGTCAAAACTTCTTGTGTTAGAAATTTGAATCAACATATCCTCAATGGAGGTTTCAGATAAAGGAGCATCCACAGATAATCTGTTAGATTGCAAACCAGC